AGCGTGCCGTGTCCTAGCATGTCAACCCTGGCTCAACGGCACAAGTGAGCAGTGTGCACTATCTATGCATAGGTGCAGAAAAAATCCGAGCGTAGCAGCCGTAGGCTGCGGAGCAGGCACCGCCAGGCTACTCACATCACTGGAGCAGGTTATATCTTAGAAGGGCAATGCCATAACTCGTTATGATTCAGAGGCTTAGCTCAAAAAAGAGTGGCTATAGGTGGAAAAAGAGCCGCAAAAGAGGGCTGAAATACCGCTATGGGTGGATTTTCATAGGCTAGTGTGGTATACTTGAGAAGGTGACGACCTGGTAGGCTGTCGCGTCCTACCAGGTGAGCATCGTCAGACCGGAGTGGAGACCGTCACTGCACAGGCATCACCCCATACAGAGGAACAGAGTATACCATGAAACCTGATCCATTGCAAGCATACAAACCATACAGCCTACCGCGAGATAGCATTATGGTGCTCAAACATCGACAATCGAGACCAGAGTGTTACGTCATTCATTACAAGCACAGCTATGATGTGGTAGATCGGCGGTTACGGCATAAGCAGGCACCTCGTTTGTCCTATTGTCTCTTCTATTGCTTCGCATCAGACTTGAGCTATCCGTATGGGAATGTTGTCGCATATAATGCGAAATATCTTGCTGCAAGATTCGATGTTGGTGTGACAGCTATCTACGACGCCATGGCGCATTTATACTATGCGGATCTCATACGCAAGTTGAAGAAGCAAGTGCTTCTCCTTAATCCATATCTTGTCTTTGCTGGTGATAGTGACCATCTCATCAGTGCACGGTCTGAGTGGGACGCAGTAACAGCACCTACTACAGTATAAGGAGATCAGCCATGGCGGCGAAGTTCAAGCCTATTAAGACCGAAGATATGCACAACTTTCTTACCGCTATTGGCTTCACACGCATCAATGCGATCACGGCGCAATCGCGAGAACTGGTGTATGGGAAGATCATCAAGCACGGCATATGCTTACGAGTGTATACAAGTCTCGTTGGTGAACAAGTACGAACAGTTGGTGCTGATGCGATCCGCTTAGCGGTCGTGAAGCGTCAGTCTGATGGCAGTATCATTGGCATAGGCAAAGCGAAGCGAGTGCATCGCGTTGAGAACTGGCGAGCAAATCTGCTGAGTAGGATTATGGAAACGACCGAGAAGTTCAGTCGGTGATGCTGCAAGTCTCTGCGTGGGGGAGATCATGCCCAACGCAGAGACCGGCTGCACCACAGCACACGGAACACTGGAGTGAGTCACGCATGTCTGGAGTACTCATTCTATCAATCATTGCGCTGAAAGACAAGAGGAGAAAATCATGCGAGGCGTCTTAGTGGTAGCGAGGAGTATCCTGGAAGCAGCAGCACCAGAGATGCAACAAAAGATTGTTGATTTCACAGATCAGGGTGTGGTCACGATGACACGCAATGTGGACGCAAGTACCACAGAAATCCATCTCGATCATCCTGATTTCGATGTGGAAGATGGGCGGTATGTCCTGGTGATGAAAAGCGTGCGTGATCCAGCCCAGTTCATGAATCGATACTTTAAGATTACGCGACTGCAACGGGTGGATAGTGCCGCTGGGAAATTCACCACGGTGAGGGATTATTGATGACGCTTATTCTCATCGTGTTGATCATCCTGCTCATCTTCGGTCTTCCACAAGTCTCAGGCAACTGGGGCTTTCATCAGTACGGCTATGCACCATCAAGCATCATTGCTATCCTGCTTGTTGCGCTGCTGGTATGGTTGCTTATGGGGAGATTCTAAGCGATGTGGGTCATCACCACACTACAACCTGAAGAGCTGCATGCGTTAGAAGCATCACCAGTCTGCTTGTATTGTCAGCATCGGGCACTCCTCCATCACTATGATGCGGACAACGCTGAATACGATTGTCACATATGTCACTGTAGTGAACTGATTGTCACAGGTGCCTTTAGTCCATGGCATCCACCACGCTATTACCATGAGCTTGCAGCGAACCCGAACGCCGATATCCGGCGGAGAATGACTGCACTCGTTGAGAGGCTGCTGCACCTGAGCATAAGGAGCACTGATGCGTAGCTATCCTGTACCAGCACTGCACAACTTCTTACCTGATTGCATGCTTCCCAAGGACCAGTGCGAGAAGTTCTTCGGTGTGCAGAAACAGCAACCACATCAACACATCTTGCCGCAACAGCACAACATCTTCAACTCGACAGCGATGTATCTCTTCATGCAGGGCGGTGTTGGTGGAGGCAAGTCAGAAGGCTTTGCTGCGAAATGTGTCTATCTCAGCTTAAGCATTCCGAAGAACCGTGGTGTGGTGGTTCGGCATAACTTTGGTGAGCTGTTCGATACAAGCTGGCGGAAAGTGATGGAATGCATTCAACGGCTGATAGAGCGTGAACTCATCTCACCACCTGCTTACGCCGTGAAAGAAAAGGGCAACTTCACCGAAATCATCTTCAGTAACGGCTCAGAGCTACATGCTATACACGGAAAGAACTGGAGACAAGGCTTAGGTGCTGATCATGGTTTCTTCTGGGTGGATGATGCGTTGGAGTGCGTGGAGGAATTCTTTGTCGGCACGAATGTTACGGCTGGCTTACTCTCTCGTCTACGCTTACCACATGTACGGTTTGATCCGCGTACATATGACGAGACAACACGACCACATGGCGCATTACACGGTATGCTCTCATCGAATCCGCCACCATACGGTCACTTTCTCCATAAGCTCTTCGGCAGTACACCTGGACTCCGCACGATTGGGCAAGATACCGTCGAGTTTTTGAAGGGTGAAACACTCGACAACCCATTTACTGGTGGTGGCTACGCCAAGTCACTCATTGGTGCACAACGACAGATGAATAGGAGCGATGGAACCATTCGTCGTGTGGTGTTTGGCGAGTCTATTGCTGCATACAAGGGCATACCAGTGTTCCCGCAGTTTGAACATCGCAAGCATGTGGCAAGCCTCAAGTTTAATCCACTCCTCCCGCTGATATGCGGTTGGGACTTCGGCTTCAGACATCCAGGCATTACCTATCACCATATCTACAAGTGCAAGTTCAACAGTAATCATCTGCTCACCTTATCTGAAGTCGGCGAAGCCTTCAACTTAACCGTACACGATTTGTACAAGCTCCACCACAAACCCCATATGGATGCGCTCTACAAAGAGGCAAAGCTTGTCCTCAATTGTGGTGATAGAGCCGGATGGCGCAACAGCTCCTCCAGTCGTGATGGTCGCAGTGATATGAAGATTCTCATGCATGAATACCATCTCCCCTTCAAGTGGCGTTTCTTAGAGTTAGAGCCATCACTGCAATACATGCGAGGACTGCTCAAGCCGAAAGCAGCATGTCAGTGCGGCATGGAGATGATCTTAATCAGTGAGAAGTGCCCTATTCTCATTGGTGCATTAGAAGGCGGTTATCACTATCCTGAAAAGAGTCAAGTCAAAAAGCCTACTGAAGACATGTACTTTGCCGATATTGCGTGCAGTTGGCGCTACACCGCTGAGAACTATATCAAGTGGGGTGTGCCGTATGAAGATGCGAAGATGCTGCGCTTACAGCAGGCCAAAGAGCAGCATGCAGCGTTGGTGTTTCAACAGCAACAAAAGCCCTATGGGTGGATGGAACTCCCAGATGATGAGTTAGTACGCCTTGCAATGGAGTAACTATGCGCATCTACCTCCTCTATGACTACGATGAAGACGGCCCAGATAGTATGTTTGCAACAACTGATTATGAAAAGCTTCCAGCACTCCTCGTACAACTTGGCTATACTGACTCAGAGACACTCGAAACCCTGCATGGCGCTCTTGCTGATATTCGGAGAGAGATATTTCGTGGTCCTTATGGGCTCACCCGTGGTTGGGGTGGTGCAGTGCTCCATATGCTCGATGTGGAGTAACCACTGTGATTCAGTATATTTGTATTGTGTGTGGTCGTGAATTTATCGCACCTAAAGGTGTTGAGCCGATTTGTAGCCAGAAGTGTTCTGATGCGCTGTAGTGGGAAGAAGTACTTGACAATCATAGCGAGACATCCCGTAGCATTTGGTGAGCGTCCGCTGCGCCATTCCTATGGCTCAGCGGACGGCTCGCCGAAGGCACGGGATGTGGAGCGATTGTCAAGTACTTGTGGATCAGCAGTCTTCTCACCTTTTCTCGGTGAAGCTGCCTATTGACTTTTGACTGAGCTTATAGATATTATCACTGTGATAACATGTCGTATAGATTTTATCTATAATGTGGGTTATGCAGCTCCATGCCGATTCAGCAAGAAAGTGAACTGAAGCAAGCCTACAGCCGAGCGTATTGCGATGAAATCATTGCGATTCGTCAGCGTCGGCTCCTCGTTGAACAGCGTATGTTAGCATCCCGCCGTCAGTGGTTTGGCAATCATCTGGCCAGAGTGATTCCTGAAGGTAAGTCTGTTGCAGACCTCTACGATATTCCAGCAGCGAGACGTACTCAAGAACGCTTTGCGACTCGTGCCGTGAAAATGCTCACACCGTCTGTGCGGTGGTTTGAAGTGGCTCCAGCAGCCGATGTTCCGCCTGAGAAAGTCAGCAACGTCGATCAATGGATGAATTACGTTCTCCGTAAGCGTATCAGAACTCGACCAATAGTATCACAGCTCGTCCGTTGCTTGATGCTGTATAGCTTTTCCGTGCTGAAGACCTCCATCCAGGTGTTGAACGGTAACGTGTGGCCTTCATGGCGTGCGATTGATCCCTTCTCGTTTTACATCTACCCAGAAACTTCCCCTGTTGTTGAAGAGGCAGAGAAAGTCTTTGAAGATCATCTGTGCTCATACGAGAAATACAAGACCTATGCGCGTAAGGGCCTTGTGGATGATCTTGAGATATCAGACTTGACGAAGCCAGATTGGCCGTATCATCTGGTAGAGCGTTTGGCATACCAGGGCATTACAGACCCCACTGCTGATGTTGCGCAAGATATCGAGACACGCTCACGGCGCATTGATGCTGAGCTTGCAGCAACGACTGAAGCGTTTGTGAGCTTGACTGAGCTGTGGATACGCCGAGAAGATGTGCAATACCAAGTCTACATCGCCTGGAATCTCAAGCGTGGACCTCGTATTGTTGGTTTCTTCAAAAGCTCCTATGATGAACCACTCTACCGTATGACCGTCCATCGTCCACTCCCTGGTGAGCTGTATACTCCTGCACAGTCTGAAGACATCAATGAACTCGACAATGTTCAGAATGACTTGTTTAATCAGTTCATGAGTAGCGTTGATTGGGAACAAGGCTTTGTTGCTGCACAAGCCGACCGTCGCCATGACAGTTGGAAGGCTAAAGGTAGAGCCTTGTGGATGTTCAATGATGATCCGAAGCAAGCGATGCAATTTATTCAACCACCCATAACTTCTGTCAATCAGTTGAGAGCATTTCAGATCGTGACTGGGCTGATGCAAAGCATGGGTGGTGCAGGCACCATTGCTGAAGGCCAACCAGGACGAAACATGCCGAGAGCTGGCTCAGCCGTGCAAAGCTTAGTCAATCTCGGTATGGCTGATGTGTCCGATGTGGCAGAAATCCTTGAGCAGGAAGTGCTCACACAAGCACTCTCAGACATCTATAAGGTGAGCAGCTTCATCCCAGATGAGCAGTTGATGCGGATACCTGGAGGTATGGCCTTCTATGGTGCTGGTGTCCAAAGTAACATCTTGAAGCGATCCGATATCCTCGGAGATTATGAGTTTGAATGGATCGGTGCGCAGCAATTCCAGGATGACTCACAACGCGCACAACGCAGTTTGATCATGCTGAATATGCTGGCAAATCCACAGGTCCAACAACAGCTTGCTGGACAGGGCTACGCGGTGAACCTCGCCGAGATGATTCAGTACATCTGGCGGCATACGCTTGGTGAGCGTGGCTTGAGTAATATCCTCGTGCAGATGGAACAAGCGCCAATGGCGCTACAGCAACCTGGTGTGCCAGGCGGACAGCCTATGCCTGGTGCTCCTGGCGCTGGCAATGGTGCGGCACCACCAACAGCGTCAGGTTCGTCTGGTGCACCAGGGACTTCTACGAATGGTCAACAGAATGGTGCGCAAGCACAAAGCCCAATGCCAGGCTTAGCATATCAACTTCCACAGCCACAGTCAGGCTTTGTACAGCAGAGGTAAATCATGGCTGAAGAACCGAATACTGGCGAAGCCAGCAATGAAGCTGCTGACTTTGAGAAAGTGACCTCATTCATTCGTGATCAAGTCCAGAGCTACATGAAAGAAT